ACCGAACAAACAACTGTTCGATGCGTAGATTAAATTGGTATTGGATGTGTTGGATCGTTTGATTATATTTAAAATAACGATGGGCCAAAAGTTATATAGAAACAACCAGAGTATTATTGTATTCATTCTTATAAGTCACAGGAAAAAAAAAAAGATATTGTTATTAAGACAATTGTATTATTGTATCAAATTAAACCATGTTATCCATCGTACGTCTCTTACTATTCATTCCATCCATCTTGGCGATTGCTAATTTACCCGATTTAAACAATATGATCGAAAATTCTGCCATGAATATAAGTGTTGGATTCTTATCAGAGGGGAACTACCACGCGGTCCAGAATGAGTTATCCAAAAAGACTCTACCCAAATATTTTAGCTCTAAGGATGATTTACTCAACGCGGTCGCGAGTGGGGATGTTTCGGCTGGTTTAGTGAGTGGAACCGTACGTAATACAACTTTTAATGTTTTTGGATCAGAACAAATCTCTGTACGGGCCATGATGGTCAATCAGGAGGAGCCCTATCTCCTCCAAGCCCTGGATGCTGCGATTGTGCGTATGATCGAGACTGGTGTCATAGAGGAAATTGCTACGAAGAATGAACCGTACGATGCGTTGGTTGTTCATTCGTGTAAGGCACATTCATCCCATTTCGATTGGCCATCTGTTGATTTGTTAAATCGTAAAGAGATAAAAATCGCCAGCTTAGGTCCTTATGATTGGGGGGGCACAGATGGTGATTACACAACAGAACCATATGTTGGGTTCTGGCCAGATTATTACCGTGCATTGGAGTCCCAATTCGAAACCGAATACGGGATTTTGTTCACCAGAGTATGGTACAAAACATCAGCCGAGGTTTTACAAAGTGTAGTTGATGGAACCACGGATGCGACAGAGCCCTATATGATGGTCGGTTCAGCCTACGATGGACTATCACGTAAGTCTGTGTTCGACTTGAGTTGTATCACAAGTGCAACCCAGGACAAGTACATCACCCTTGCACCGGAGGAGGTTGTGGTTATTAAGGAGACAATAAGTATCTTTATTTACGTCACTATTGGGATCATATCCTCAATTGCTGTGGGAATTTCTATCCTTTTGATCATCATGTATTTCCGAGAAAAAAGAGGTACACCCTTATTCATGCCTATCCTTACGACCCAAACTACTGAGGTCTAAGACTGAGTTTTTAAAAACAACAGTATTAAAAAAAAACAGTATTAAAAAATATGAATTTCTTTTCAACACACTGCTGTAAATAAGAGTATGTATCAATATTTATTATGACAGACCATGATATATTCAAAACTATCTATTTCCTTGGATTAAATGGGGATATGGATGGATTCGAAAGATTCCTAACAAATATGAAAATGTCTGATATTCCATTAGACTCACTACTAAACGCTTGTTTCGGTGCCGTTATTGGAGGTCAGTTAGAAGCATTACGTTGGCTCCGATCTATTGGGTTCCCTTGGAGCGATAGTGTTGTTATGGCAGCTATTGAGGGTGATAATATCGATGTACTAAACTACGTACTCGCGAATTACGAAGGAACGTATGATGACGCTATCCAATTGGCAGCATTGGGTGGAAATATTGAGTACCTTGAATTGTTGCTAACGTATCAATACACTGTGCGAAACACAGACGCTTTGTGTATTCTGAATGAATTGAGTATTCTTGAAAAATGTAGAAAAGAAGTTGATATAATGGATGAAGATAGGGCTCAAATATTCAAATCCATCGACCAGATGTTCAAAGTATTAAGTTGGTTCAGACGTAATGGTTGTGAATGGAATGATACGTTGATCGAAATAGCAACAACAGTTGGTTATTATGATACAAAGTTTAACGATATACCACTACCAACCCCAGTGCGGGTATAATAGTATTTTATTTTTTACAATCAATTCATGTTCTCTTTTCTCAAATACATATGTTGTAGGAAAAAGAATCGATCTCAATCCCTTATGTTAGAAATGCAGAATAGTCTTCGATATTGTCAGGTTGGTATGGATATTGGTGGGACGTTGACAAAAATTGTTTGTGTGATTCCTAACAATACGAACAAGAATGACGGTGATTCGGTTGTTGGGTGTTTACTAAAATACGGGATTGTATATAAGATCATCCAAAGCAACCTACGAACCATCTATCTATTCAGTCTCCATACGAATTCTTTATCCCAAACATTCTGGTCGTCCCTGTCCTTCCATGATTCGATCAAACTTTTCGTAACGGGTGGGGGTGCGTATCGGTACGAAGATGATATTAAGCGAATAACATCTTGTGTTACGGAGTGTAAGAGTATTATCAAAGGATTTGAGTTCTTGTTAAAGATGAAGATGCTTCGATTTGGGTCATACGATGTAGACGATATACTGATCGTGAACATAGGCACGGGTGTTAGTTTCCTAACGATGGATGGTCGACGTGTTGGGGGGACGGCGATTGGTGGTGGGACACTTCTTGGGTTATCAAAACTGGTTACTGGGATTTCAGATTTTGATACCATCATCAAACATGCAACCGAATATTACCAGCAACATAACGAACGAAACGAATCACATACATATGTTGGTGATATCTATGGTACAACGGTTTGTCCATTCGAAAACTTGAAAGCAGATACGATTGCATCGTACTTTGCAGCCACAACAGATTGCCCAACAAAATCCGTCTACTATGCTTTGATAGAAATGATAACCTACAACATATCCCAACTGGCTATCTTAACGGCAAAAAATAATAAATGTATGGCTATTGTTTGTACGGGGAGCTACGTTAACCATACTATTATTAGAAATGAACTAAAACGGAATATCTCTCGGAACAGTATGGGTTTATTTTTTACAGATTACGATGGGTATATGGGTGCCTTAGGATGTGTTCCTATTTAGTTGATTTCGTTTGCTTCCATTTTTTTGTTAGTTTTGTATAAAAAGTATCGTTCGGAATTTTCCATTGAGTAAAATCTTTATGAATCGATTCCAAACACTCGGACCTTTTCAATACGTCGATTTCATTATCTATCGTATGAAGTAAAATGAACTCGTTGTTTGTTCGTAGTAATATATCCTTCACATCACTAATACTCTTTACATCTTGTTGGTTTACTGCGGTAATAATCGTACCTGGAACAATGATCGCATCGTCTTCGGATTTAGAGTAGTTGTAAACATGAGAAACCAAAACACCCTCAATGTTCTCATACACCTGCATTTCTTGTAATATCTCTTTGGTTATGTTTTGCAAGATCAAATCTCGTAATACGACCGTATCCCCTCCCTTCTTATTTAACTTCTTCTTCCCACCAACCTGTGGACCCAACATTTTTATCTTTGTCTTCTTTGGCTTATACGAACCATTCTTCGTTCTCGACATATACTCAACACCTACCATATCTCCACCCATTAAGTAGGTAGCCAAATGTTTGAAATGCATAATACATTGCTTGTTACTATGGAAATCAACCATAGCATCACAGCTTAACGTATAGTTATTAATTTTTGTTACAATATCCCCAGCCTTCAGGTCGAACTTCGAACTACTACTTGTTATTAAAATTCCAGAAAAGGTAGGTTTTAGTTTAAGGTGCTTCACGAAATATTCTTGCATATTTTTGGTAATGTTCTGATACCGAAATGGGAAATGTGGGATGTGTAGATAACCATGTTCCTTAAGTTTGAGGACACGTTTCAGTTTTAGACTATTGATCGATGCGGCGAACATGATGTTTCCAGGGATATCCGAGGAAGCATGTCCTTCCTTATGAAGCCCTACAATCTTACCGTTATGTAGTAGGGGTGATCCTGATGACCCTGGGTTAGTGTCTGTATCGTGTTGAATCTTATTACTCTCCCATCCATTCACCTTCCCGGTCAACACTTTCAAATTCTCATAGTATCCATTCAATGGGTATCCGATGACCTGAATTATATCATCACAACGTAACTTGCTTGAATCACCGATAGGAAATAATTTCTTCGGTACATAGACTTGTTTCTTTTGAACCAAAATTGCATAATCCAACTTTGGTTGAATCCACAATACCTTCATCTCGATTTCTTCGGTTTGTCCATGAATATTAATGTAAATCGATTCCCCATGCTTCACAACGTGGTGATTGGTCAATACATGCTTCTTATCGATAAAAAATCCAGTCCCATAACTAGTATCAACAGTCTTCTCGAAGGGGTCTAGAATCGAAGGATTGTACTTCATTTTATTCGTAATCCCAACCACACACTCCTTGGCAATCGAAAATAGATTTTTGTTTTCACGCATAAACAACCCAATTAAAAAAAAGTATACTACTCATCACATGATCAACAACGTCTTGTTAATTAAATCCCTAAGATCGCCTACATTATGCGTATGATCCTCCTTATATTTTGTGTACGTAATTGTTACATTAATCGTATGATGATAGCACTTAGTAATTCTTACTTTCTGACACTTAGCATGGCTAAATAAGTTATTAAAACATTCTGTCACAATACGAATGGTTTTTGTATCGTTTCCAATTCTGTGTATTTCGCCAATCGTAATTTCGTGGATCGTAGGTCGGGGTAATAATACGGGTACGCAAGGGGCAGGTCGGTGTACAGGATAGGCAATATGTAGTCTCATTGTGTATTTTATAAACGGACTGTAGAGAAGCGGGGGATAATTATTTCATTTTTTTAAACGTGATCCGATGATTTTGCAGGAGCAGGAGGAGCTGCGGCGTATGGAGAGGTTGGGAGAGCGAGGGGGGAGTAGGGGTAGTAGTATAGAGGGTCTACGAGTGGGCTGTACGACCAGTATGGAGCCGACCACATGTTCAGATTCCAATAATCAATATATGCTTGATCGAATTGGAAGATATCGTAATAAAATGGTTGGGAGATGAAGGTTGGAGGTAGGAGGGACATTAATGTACTTGGGTCACCACCACCCTTAGTATGTTGGTTACGCTTGATGGTTAGTGTTACCTCATCGCTTTGAATAGGATTCTTGATTTTTTGTACCTTAAATACTACATCCTTGGACTTGCTTTGTTTCATCTCGGCCTTAAAGGTGTAGAGTTTGTCCGCACTACCAGCCTTCATGACCGTTACCTGGAAACGGATATCTTTCAATTTCTTAGGCCCACCTTTCTGGAACAACAAACTTTTACTTAGTTGAGAGAAAATCATCTCCGCCGCGCCTTTCACGGTAGACGATGTTTGTTTTGAAATGGGTATGGAATATGCTTGAGGGTCAACAGCTTTGAAGGGTCTGGGGTTAGATAGTTGTACGACAAGGGTCATGTTGTGTCTTTTTTATATTAGAAGATAATAAAAAAATGAAAATTATCTTTTATTTATGCACATTCTTATTATAATCGATTCAAAAGATGTTACTTAGTACGAACAATATAAGCAACAGTGACGATATACTAAACGTTGTGAAACAAAACAGTCTCAAAACTGGTTGTTATAAACCAAACGAATTGTGTTGCTACGGATACAGTGAGATAGTACGATACTTTGAGGGGACGTATAAGGAAGCGAAAATATCTAAAGATTCTAAACAAAAACAGATCGGGTATCCATTAGACAGTACGGTTGTTTGTACGGCGCTGCGGAAGAAGTATAAGTTGGACCCTACCATACGACTATATCCAGTATTTTATGAAACTGTCGAAATATTTGCACAATTCCCCGATCTGGGAAAGAAAAACACCAGATGGCTGTTTTTGAACGATGTTTATGGTATGAGTGCTTTGGCCAGTAAGGTTGTGAAACGTTTGAATAAACGTAAGAAGTTTGATGTTGTTTTAACATATGTGGATACGATCCAATTAAAGATTATCGAAGAGTTAGACAAGCTTTCGACAACTTACCTCTCACCCATCGATCAGGTTTCGTCGGATGAAATTTATGAAAAATCATGCATTGCTCAAATAAATAACAAGGATCCTAAGCATGGGTATGATTTAATCTTGATCCAGAATTATTTGTCTGCTCAAGTCGATGCTTCTGATGAATACAATTCAATGATGAGTTTCCTAAGCAAGGTGAATTCAATGATTGGGTTACAGGCAAAAGGTGGATCATGTGTCCTAAAAATCAACAGCATTTATCTAAATCTAACCGTAAAGATTATTAAGTTTATCTCAATTTGCTACGATGAAGTGTTTCTCCATAAGTGTACGTATACACAGACATTGGTTGATGAAAATTACTTAATCCTAAGAGGATTTCGCTTTTCGTTCAACGATAACAATAAGGATGAGGTAATGACAAATATTCAGGATTTGATCACTCGTATTCAGAATATGAGCAAGAAGGAGAAAATACTAGATCTTTTCGAACGTATTGAAATTGATGAAGAAACAAAACAGAAACTGTTTTGTTTCAACACCAAAACGAATGAAGATAAGATTCAATCCATGATTAACACGATTCGTTTCGACGCAAACAAAGAATCTTGTATCCTTGATGAGGATATGATAACCAAAAAACTTGAAACAAAATTATATCTGGAAAAATTAAAATAAATTACAGTTAATTCAAAGTTTTTTTTTATAGAAAAAGTTCAATTGATATACTATTATATCGTAATTAGGAGTTTGTTTAAATTTTAACCCCCGAGTGTATCTTAGGATTGCTCTTAAGTATTTGTCTCTTGGTAATCGCCTACGTCGTAACATCTCATGATTCGATTCATGACAATACATTGGATAGTATGGAGAACGTTTATTATCATGCAGCGTCCACACTAGCGATTCTATATCATCTCGCTTGGATTGAGAGAATTCCAACAATGCATTATCCGACGCAAACGCATATGTAGTACAACAAAACTGGTTCCTTAACCTAGGTTTTGGTTTCTTCGAACCACTACGTAGCGTACTGCATGCAGTACCAAAGTCGATCAAAACAATCTCAACCTTATCCTTGGTTCTCCACATGATATTTTTTGGTTTAATATCCCTATGAATGATGTCATGATCGTGTAGATTTTGGATTTGTCGTAATAATTGAGTCCCAACTCGATCCAAACAATCGGGACCTGGTTCTGGATCATCTTCTAAGGTAGCATAATACCTCGGTAGTGTGATCCAAGCACGTTTTTGTTTTCCGCAAAAACCAAAATCCAACATTTGGGGAAACGTACTACAACGTAGTTTGTTCAGTATATGCTGCTCTTGTTTAAACTCCATCCAAGCACTCTTATCCCAAACCTTCACAACAGTATGATCATCGATTGCATAAATTGTCCCAAACGATCCACAACCAATCTCATCACCCTGATTCAAATCATGGGGTATTGGTTTTCTTGGAACCGTTTTTTTGGTTAGCATCCTTCGTGTCCTATTCATATCCGTAATCAAATACAATGTAGTTTTTCATTTTTTTTTGATACTCAATATCTCAATCTTACATCTACAAATTAGGCAATGTAATTCCCGCCCATTCTCGTGACAAATTTCATTCCATTTTTCAATACAGGATGTGTGGAAATCGTGCCCACATTTTAATTGTGTAGGTAGGTTTAGACAAATCGAGCACTCATGACCAATACTTTCTTTTTTCAATAAACTAATATCTCTCTTCGCATTTTCCAACATACTACTTAGGTTCTCTTCCGTAGTCCTTAAACAATCGATCACACGTTCCAAGGTATTAATTTCATCCGAACCTTCCTCAATAGACTTATTGGCAAGTTCCAAGTCATCTAATAAATCTTTAATATCTTTTCCATCACCTTTCCTAAACTTTAATTTTTATAACCATTTCATCTTAACGTGCAATACCAAGAATATAAACCTAAAGTATTATACACAACTTCCGTGGTTTGTGCTTCGTCTTTGATTGCTGCGTCTTAGTCTTGTTGATCCTCCTTCGGGGCCCTGATTTGAAGTAATCTACCATAGCATCGTACCCTATAGAGATAAATTCATTGTAATTTTCTTTTATTAAATCGCAATCAAACACATTTTGATACATTGGATCTAACTTAATTTGAACAACTCGTTTATCGACAATCCATTGGTTCGTCGAAGCATCATAATACTGGTATTGTTTTTCCGATAACTCTTTGAGCATTCCATCAAATAATGCTTTGTTAAAATCAATAATGTTGTTGATTTCCTTTCTCGTATCCTGATCAGAAGATTGTACCATAATACCAAGAGTTTGTGGATTGACCTCAACCCCTCTCTGATCCCA